ACATAAGGCTGTTATGTATTCGTCCATCTTTTTAGGGCTTTCAAATTCACTAAATATAGATATTTTCTGTGTTTCCATTGCATTACTCCTTTTATTTAAATTAAAGAAATCAGGCTGCTATTATATATTATAATAACAACAGCCTGTTAATACTTCTTGATAGATTCTGTTGCCAAGCTCTATCAGGCTCCGAAGCTTATGAAACTATCGCTTCAGATAAGCATATAGCTTTTTCATAGGATGTTTCCACCTAGAACTAGCTATTAAACATGCTTCATAGGAATTATCAGAATTGACTTTTCCTACAAATTTCAACTTTCTCTGACTCTTAGAATAAGCCTGAGCAGTTGAGTTAACATTCAAGAATATATAATATGAATACATATTGTTCTCCTTTAGTTAGTTAATAAATAGCCAATCATAGGCTTTATGTTCTTTTTATTGTACTTATTAACAACCAAGGATAATCTTGATATTAAGGTACCAAATAACCAACGCATTACCAATTTGCTACCGAGCTTTCACAAGGGATGGAATCGAACCACCAACTTTGTTGTCCTATAAGTTTGCTTATGACTAACATTGATAATGTTCACCAGCACGGCAAACAATATCTTTTGTAGGACTTCAATTTGATACCTTAATAATAAAATCTTAGGCAGTTTACACAGTATTATCTCCCTGTGTTATCGGTTGATAACTTATCGCCCAATATTCATTAAGTAACTGCCAGACTTAATTACTAATTGTGAATAATCCATTGTTTAGACTCGCAATTATTCGTGCTACGAGTAGATAAGTTTATAGACATTCCAAGTCATATTCGGTAAGTAATCCATTGTAACAAGAGTCACATGGAACACTTTCAATCATTATATCATGCATTATGATCTCCTTTTAATAAAGCATCTAAACTCCAAACTTTTGTAAAACCTATTGTCTTTCCTTCATAAGACCAGTAGTAATCCATATTTAATATCTTAAACATTATGAACTCACTAATAATATCAAAGTAAGACTCTTTATAACTACCATGAATATATTCACCATCAATCCATGTTTTAAAGTGATGAGTTATTCTAAACAATGTTATCTCCTTTATTGTGTTAGGTGTAAGTTTATATAATATAATAACGTATATACATCATAAGCTAAAGGCTCCTTGTATATTTATGCTATTCTAACCTGCTATGATAAGCGTATATAACACTTATATATATTATACTATACTTTACTACCCTAATTAATAAAAAGGGGAAATTAATCCCCTAATTACTATAAATTACCGCTAGTATGTTTAGAGTATTTCTGAAACTCATTAAGAGCATCATTAATTCTCTCTAACCTTACAGCAGTTGTGTCAACCCACTTAGATCTTCCCTTGTTGCCTCTCATAATAACATACTTGGGTGCCATCTTCAAGAGCTTAACTTTCTCCTCTAAAAGAGCTTTATGCTCTTCAGTTATTACCTCTTTAACTTCAGAGGTAGACTCTGTAGTATCTTTACTCTCAGTAGAGGGATTTATAAGTAAGGCAACCTTACTTGCTATTTGCTCCAGCTGAGCAGTTGAAAGACTCATGTTCTTCGCCATAATATATCTCCTTATTAATTAATATTCAAAGACACTAACTAAAATAATGCAAATGAAAAATAACGTAATCGTTATTGCTAAAACCCCACGATAGGGGGGTACACTTGTATAAAAGACCACATACTAAAATGCTATAATTTTTAAAAGTTTAGTATTATATTCTCTACGCTAATCCTTTCAGGAATCATCCAGTTAGTACCCTAGTAGTAGTTCTGCTAAGTGGATCAGACGTTGGATTATAGAGATATCAACATAGTTATCTTGTGTTTTCTCCGACATTAGCAAAAGAGTTTGATATAAAGCAGGATATGGGAGACATTACTGGTCTTGTGGAAATTCAAATTTTAAAACTTCATTATTCTACTCAGGGGAAGATACTGTCCAGAACTAAAGTATTACATAGTTTAGCTTAAAAGGAGTTATATTCTTGTATGAAGATATACACACTAACAATAGTCTATAGTGAAAAAGATGACGAAGTTTATGAAATAGAAGAAACTATAGATGATGAGTTAACATATCATGAAATAAATGGAGTAATGCTTAAAGATAAGATTAAAGATGAGATACTTATGGATAAAATAAGATATGAAGCAGTAGAGATTGGTGAAGCATGAGACATTACAAGGTAAATAGATTATATCATGTAGTATATGAGAGCTTAGATGAAGTTCCTGCTGAAGTAAAGGGGAGGATAAAAGATGAGAGAAGTGATGCTAGTATAGGAGATTGGATAGAGACAGATGATGGATGTTACATGGAAGTATTAAGATCTGGAGAAATGACTAAAGCCAAGGGTAAGAATAGGAAAGTATCATATATAGGTACATGCACAGGTACATTCTTGTCTAATTCTAAGATTGATTCTTCCAGAAGAGAGAATATTTATACTTTAAGTGGATCTGCTCCTAAGACTATGACTAGAAAGAATCTAAATAAATATGAGAGGTTATTTGTTCATTATTTAAGCAGTGGTATGAAACCTGTAGAAGCATATATTAAGGCTTTTCCTACTAATAACCCTGGTTATGCTAACTTTAAGAGTGCTGAACTTACTAAGACCTCCAGAATAAGGAAAGCTATGAAAAAAGAACTAAAACCACTATTAGAGAAACTAGGAATTACACAAGAATATGTGCTTGAAGGTATTAAGTCTACAGTAGAATTATCCGAAAAAGAAGATACTAAGCTTAAAGCTTTGTTTAAATTGTCAGATATTCTCGATCTAGAAGACAAATCCTCAGCAAAGGTTACCCAGCTTACGGGAATACAATTTCAAGGCTTCTCTGATGAACAATTAGAATCCGCTGAAAGACCAAAGGAGATTACAAATGGCTGATGAACAACTTACAGGAAGAGAATTTAGACGTACACTTGAAGGAATGCCACCTGATATGAGTGATGATCAATGGGATATGTACATTATGACAGGGGTAGAACCTAAAGAGTCTAGTTTAGATTTTATGTTACAAAATGTAGACTCAGATGATGTAGAAAGTATAGCTAGTCTTCAATATACTTTAAAAAGAGAAGGCTTTGACCCAGGAGCTATAGATGGAATAATGGGTGAACAGACTGTAGCTGCTATGAGAGAGGCTCAAACTAAAAGAGATATGCCTATAACAGAGAAGATAATTAACATGCTTAAGGGTACTTATTAAGTAGTGAAGTCTTGCTGGGATTGTAGTTACCAGGATCTAGCTAAAGAAAATGTATTTTTAGGGTATTGTACTTGGTTTATTGATCAAGGGGAAAAACCTAAAGAAATCCCACCTAATGTTGTAAATGTAGGATGTCAACATCATGATAAAAAAACAGAAGATGACATACATGCAGCTAAAATAGATGAAGCTTTAATAGATGTATTTGATGGAGAGGTAGAATATGTTATTCCTAGGAAGAAACAAAAGTATTATAACAGAAAAGCCTATAAAACTAAACATAAGTACACTAAAAGGAAAGATTGGTAACAAATTTTACATTAAACACGAAAGTTTTTGCATTTAACCAACAGAAAGTAGCAAATTAAAACATGAAGAAGAGCAATACTGTGTCTAAACATGACATATTAAGGGAAATAAAGGACATAAATAAGGCAATAAATGGAACTATTTATAGTTTAGACCTATTAATGGGGACATTTAAGAACTATTTAGAGTTTAAAAAGGATGAAGAGAAGTTTACTAAGTTTTTAAATAAGAAGTTTAGTGATAAAAAAGAAGATAAGTGAATATAAATAGTCAAAATGTAAGTAAGGCTGAGGAACAACTAAGACTTGCACATAAAGATTTAATATCTTTTGGTAAGTTATTTCTTCCTGATGACTTTATGAGAAGTGAAACTCCATTCTTTCATTATGAAGTAGCAGATGCTATAAATGACCTTGATATAAGGCAGATGGCAGTTATATTACCTAGAGGTCATGGAAAGACAGTCTTAACTAAGTGTAGTATTTTACACGATTTCTTGTTTGCTAAAGAGCCACTATTCTATGGATGGGTGGCAGCATCAAGTAAGATATCAGTGCCTAATCTTGATTATGTAAAGTATCATCTTGAGTATAATGATAGAGTAAGATATTACTTTGGAGATTTGAAAGGGAAGAAATGGACAGAAGACGATATTGAGCTTACCAATGGATGTAAACTTATTAGTAAGTCTAACTTATCAGGAATACGTGGAGGAGCTAAACTACATAAAAGATACGATCTTATTGTGTTAGATGACTTTGAAGATGAAAACAATACTATTACTCCTGAATCTAGAAGTAAAATATCTAATCTTGTTACTGCTGTTGTATTTCCTGCGTTAGAACCTAAGACTGGAAGATTGAGAATTAATGGAACTCCAGTACATTATGATGCATTTATACAAAAGATACTAGTTGGATATAATCAAGCAGCAAAGAAAAATGAAGATTTTAGTTGGAGAGTAATTACTTATAAAGCATTACAAGATGATGGAACTCCTTTATGGCCTTCTTGGTTTGGGCATGAAGAGATGGAAAGAAAAAAGAAGTTCTATCAAGATTCAGGTACTCCTCAAAAGTTTTATCAAGAATATATGATGGAAGTACAAAGTGCTGAAAATGCTATTTTTACTAGAGATCATATTAGGTATTGGGATGGAAAGTTTTATGTAGACTCAGAAACTGGGCTTTCTTTTATTGATGCTAATGGTGATGGATATAAGCCTTGTAGTGTATATGTAGGTATCGACCCTGCTACAGATTCTGCAAGGAGAGATTCTGATTATTCAGTGTTAATGACAGTAGCTGTCACTCCTGAAAATAATATATATGTCCTTGACTATATAAGAAAGCGTTCTCTACCAGTTCTGGGTATTCCAGGGGAAGACAGGCTGGGTATTGTAGATTATATCTTTCAACTATCAAAAAGCTACAAACCCAGTCTATTTACTATTGAAGATACTTCTATGTCTAAGCCTATATTCCAATCTATTAATTCAGAGATGAGAAGAAGAAATGATTTTAGTATTGGCTATAAAGCAGAAAAGCCAGGAACAAGAATGAGTAAAAGAGATAGAATACAAGAGATATTAGCACAAAGATTTGCAGTGGGTCAGATTCATATTAAAAAAGAACATTATGAATTAGATAGAGAGATAACAACCTTTGGACCAAGAATGGCTCATGATGATACTATAGATGCATTAGCTTATGCATGTAAGTTTGCTAATCCACCTATGGCAGCAGGTAAAGATAAAGAAGGTACATGGTATAAAAAGAAACCTAAACCAAGAGATTGGGTAGTAGCATAAGGAGGAGTTATGGCTGATATACTAACTACAAAAGATTTATCCGTAGAGGATACAAGTGAATTAAAGACTGGGGATATGAAGAGAAATTATGGTAAATGTCCTCCAGGTAAGAAACGAGTAGGAAATAAATGTGTTCCAATAAGTAAAAAGAAAAAAGGAGGATATTAATATGCCAGGACCAGAAGTATGTGATCAAATAGAAGATTCAGCAACAAGAGAAAGATGTAAGAATTATGAAGGTGAGTTTGCTAAACAAAAAATTAATAAAGGTATGAATAATATTGACCTTTTAGGTGATATGGATTTTGACGAAGAATCAATTATAAGCCCTTCAGATATGGGAGATATGTATTAAGTGATTAAAAGAGTAGACTTATTTGAACATGATTCTCGTGATAAGAATGCTGCTAAAGGTAATTTTAGTAAAGTAAAGGATAAAGAATCATTCCATATATGACCTTATGAGGGAACACCACATCCAGTTTCGGAGAGGCATGATAATAACCCAAAGCACAATAAAGGAAAGTAATGGCTAGAAAAAAGAAAGCTGACCAAATTAGAGAGTTATATAATCTTTCTAATAATTGGACAAGACAACAATGGCAATATATTAATCAAAAAGGTTATGAGTTTGCCCATGATGAACAATTATCTAGTGAAGAGAAAAGGTCACTTGAAGAACAAGGTATGCCTACTTTTACTATTAATAGGATACTACCTGTAGTAGAGATGCTAAATTTTTATGCTACTGCTAATGATCCTAGGTGGCAAGCTATTGGGGTAGAAGGTAGTGACTCAGATGTAGCATCAGTATTTTCTGACCTTGCAGATTATATATGGTCTTTATCGGATGGCTCTACTTTATATGCTAATGCTATAAATGATTCTATAACTAAAGGACTAGGATATTTACTTGTTAGTGTAGATACAGATGCTGATAATGGTATGGGTGAAGTAATGATACAACAACCTGAACCTTTTGATGTTTTTGTAGACCCTAAGTCAAGAGATATTATGTTTAGAGATGCATCTTATGTTTTAATAAGAAAAGTACTACCTAAGAGTCACATAGCTAAATTATTCCCTCAACATAAAAGAAAGGTTGCAAAAGCATCTACTTTAGATGGAGAGAATAGTTTATCAGAAAGAGCTATTTCAGATAAAGATCAAAAGTTATTCTTGAAAGATGATTCTACCTCAGAAGGAGCTGGAATAGATACAGAAGGACAACACGAAGCAGTATTAGAATTATTTGAAATGTATGAAAAGATAAAGATTTCATATGTTAATCTATTCTATAGAATACCTCCAAACCCTGAGCAGATAAAAGCTATTCAACAGCAAGTTCAAGTAAAGATGAAAGAGATGGCTCAAGAAATGCAAATTGGACTTATGGAACAAGATAAGCAAATGCAAGAAGCAGTGCAATCAGGTAAGATGATACCTGAAAGATATCAACTTGAATTACAAAAAGCTCAACAAATGATGCAACAACAATTACAAGCAGCTGAGCAAGAGTATATGAGTCAATTACAAGCTGAAGCATCTAAGATAGAAAATCAAGTTATATCTGAGAAAGAATTTAAAATCTTAATGAAAGATGAAAAGTTTAAAGAGACTGTAGTAGAGGCAGTTCAATTTTATGGAACTAGAATTAAGCAAACTTGTGTAGTTG